GACCGGAGTGAAAAGAAAGGACTATGTAAATCGGTAGCCCGAGTTGTAGGTGGAGTCCCGTGGTGTAGTGGCCAATCATATGGGCCTTTGGAGCCTATGACGGCGGTTCGAATCCGCCCGGGACTACTCAAAATTCTTACATAGTCCGTCCTAAATTAGGAGGTGAGCCAGCGTGAGCGCCGAGATCCGGGATCTCGTTGAGGAACACGTCCGGCTCAACCCCGACGCATCGGTAGTTGAGGTCCTCGGCGCACTCACCCCCGACGTCGACCCGGTCGCCGACCGTGAGCTCGTCGAGAACATCGTTGGCGGGTCAGTTCCAGAGATCAACTCGGAAGAAGCGGTTGACTCCAGAAAGCCAGTCAACGACGCCGCACCTATCTGGGATGCGTGGAGCAACGCGGACTTTGCCAGCCCCAACAGTGGAGTCTGGCCCGAGGAGTGGCTCGACCGCGAGCAGTGGATGGGTCACGTCGGCAAGAAGCCCTTCGCCCCCTGGGGAGATCGTGATGCTCCCGCCGAGTGTAGCAAGGACGGCCATGATACAGCTGACACCTGCGACTGCGACGCCCGCTGGAAGTGGGGCTACCGCGGCCACTACGGCGACGGTGAGACCATCGCGATGGCCGAGATTGACCCCCGCCTCGACGGCCGTGCGTTCATCCAGCGCGAGGACGATCCCTATGTCTACGTCGACGGTGACGATGTTCGTGATCCAGAGACTGGCGAAGTCCACCCGGCGTTTCTCGCAATCTTAGAACACTTGGGAGCGGCTTACTCCGACGTCTCCCAGTCCGGTACCGGAGTCCACGCCGTCTACCGTGGTGAGTTCCCCGAGGATCTCGGCGACGTCAAGCAGGCCGCTTGGCGGATCGACGAGGATCCGTGGGGAAGCAACGATGACCTGCCCAGCATCGAGATCTACCCCGGCAAACGTGTGTGCGTCGCAACCGGTGACCACGTCCCCGGTACGCCCGAGGAGATCCACGACTGGAACGACGAGGTCCTCGGCGACCTGCTCGAAGCGAACGATCAGCTCCCGAAGAACTCTCGCAGTCACTCTCAGGACGACGTCTCGTTCGACCGTGAGGACTACGATCTTGAAGACTACAACCCAGAGGCTACTGGTAGTGACGAGACGACGAGCGACATCCGCGACGTCTTTGCCGCGGTCGACCACCTCAATGCGCAGCGGGTCGCCGAGCAGACCATCGTAGCAAAGTGGAACGATGACGCCTCGACGAGCGAGGGTGAACGCGCATTCTGGCCGACATGGGGATCTATCTCAGACTCCGGGACAGCAAACATCGTTAACGACCAGCGCTGGCAGGACACCGGTGAGCTCGGTGGCTACGGAGGGCCAGTCACGATGGCCGCCATCGACGCTGGTGAGCTCCGCCCAGCGAACGCTCGCCCAGTCGACGGCGAAACGTGGTGGCTCGGCGTAGAGCATCTTCGTAAACTGGGATTCGATATACCAAACTACGAGGTTTCTGATGAAGACGGCGGTGAGGCCAGACCCGTCTCTGCACTCCCGGTCGGGCAGCTCGAAGCTCTCCCTCACGCTGACCGACGTCGAGCCGCCAAGAAACGTGGACTGGAGTGGCCGACAACCCGAGAGGCCCGCGACCGACTCTTCGCGACGATCACCGAGGTCATGCGCAACGAGGACACTGCAGTCGTCGACGCGCCGACGTCACTCGGGAAGAGCCACACGATATCGACCACTGCGTGGGACAACGACAGCTCACTCGACGGCGTCACAGGCGGGGGACAAGTTGTCCACCTGCAGGCGACGCGCAACGCCCGCGACGAGGCGATTGTGGCTGCCGACGAGGCTGGCATCGACTGGTTTGCACTGAAGAGTCGACACGAGGCCTGTCCAGTGGCCGCTGGCGACTACGACCCACCCAGCAGCGAGGACGCCGTCGACGAGGTCGACTATACGCCGATCACTATGGACGGCCAACCGGCATCGGAGTGGATCCGTATGATGTGCGAGGGCCGGGGGATTCCGTTTAGCGCTGCTCATCGCCACCTCGAAAAACAGAACGATCAGGGCACCGACCTCCCCTGCTGCTCGGGGACAACTACGTACGACGAGGAGGACGGCGACTTCGATGAGAAACCGTCTGAGTGTCCATCGATCCGTCAGTGGGAGACGCTTCGCGAGGGATCGTTCGACGTCGTCTTTGCCACCCACAATTTCGCCCACGTGCCCGGGCTCCGGATGGGGACGAACCTCATCATCGACGAAGAGCCCGACTTCATCGAGGACCTCACAAAGGACCGCGTCGAGCGGGCGATCACGGCCTACTTGCAGGCTATCGACGCACCGGTCACGAACTGGGAGTCGTTCGTCGGGCTTGCCCGCTATGACGGGTTCGGCGACGATGCCTACAACGAGCGCGAGGCACTCCAGGACGCACTCAACGACGAGCCCGACCGCGAGCACTACTTCGAGAATCCCGATTCCCACACGCTGGCCCCAGCACTGGCTCGGGCGATCTTCAATGCTGACGAGCGAGGCAACGGTCGACTGGTCGGGAAGACCGCCTACGAGCCGCCACGACTTGATGCACAGGCCCATGACGACGATGGCTGGAACCGCGAGTGGGTCACCGTCGTGCTTACCGAAGACAACGAACTCCGGACGGTCCGATGTGCTCCTGACTTCAGTCAAACCCGCAGTGTCGTCGGCCTCGATGCGTGGCCGTCCCGACCCAAGTGGATGGTCTCGGTGCATCCATCGATCCAGACGAAAAGCGTGCTTGAACCCGAGGAGCGGCAGCTCTGGCGACGCTACGAGCGCGGCCTCCGTGTCGTCCAAGTTGGCGACGCCACCCGACCGCTCGCCAGCGGGGAGTACTTCAACGAGGGTCAGGTCCGCACACTCGTCGAACACCTTGTCGACGAGTACAGTACCGACTTCCGAACGGCGATCACGACGTCGGCCGTCGAGGGGCGACTCAAGTCGATCATGGCCGAGTCGGTCCCGAGCCCTGATACGATGCACTATGGCGAGGAGAAGAGCCGGAACGACTTCGCCGACGAGCCGGTCGGCCTGATCGAGGGCAGCATCGACCCCGGCGACGACTTTGTCCTCGACCTGCTGGCCGAACTCGATCTCGATGCAAGCCCTGAGATCTCCGTCGACGATGACGGCGAGGAGCACCGGGCCCACGGTCGTGGGTTCGTCGGCGACGATTCTGACAGCGCTGCCGAGATCCTTGCCAGCGTTCGCGAGAACCACACCGCACAGGCGGCCGGTCGCTACGCCCGGAATCCAAACGACCCCGAGAGCCACGCGACCGTGTTCGTTCGAACCGATGCAATGCCGGTCGGCTTCGCCGACGTCCAGACACCAGGCGTCGAGTGGGTCTATTCCGACAAGCAGCAGGCCATCCTCGAAGAACTCCGCTCGTCGACAACGTCACTGAGTGCTCGGGAGGTCGCCGATGGCGCCGACGTCTCGAAAGAGCACGCCCGGACGACGCTGAAACGGCTCGCCGACCGGGATACGGTGCAAGCTATTGAGAATGCCGGTCGACACGGAGCCACGCTATACGCGGATTCGGGGCTCTCTGCCACTGGTGTCGCCAATCTGTCCCCGCAGGACATCACCAACGACACCGTATGGGGGTCCTATACGTGGGTGTTGGCGATCCGTGACGTCGTAGCCCCTGAAACTGGCACGACGTCGTCAACATCTGCAAACTCTACAGGAAATGGGGGGGTTTGGGACTGGCGTGATGCTTCAAACGAGGGTAATCCACCCTCGTGATTGGTTGATGACTATCGAGAATACCGGTCTCGATAGTCTCTCTCCCAGCTGTAAGCTCATCCATCGTGTGCTGGTCGACGAGGAGCCTCTGTCCGTGAGTGAACTCGTCCAGGAGACGGGACTCGCTCCTCGAACTGTCCAACGGTCACTCGAAACCCTCGAAGATGCGGGGATCGTGCGACGACGCCCCTCAGTAGACGATGCACGAGAGACAACCGTCGTGTTCACCGGAAAATAGGTGTCAAAGTGGCACCTGCCGCAATCCATAATACGGTATGTTGGCATTTAGTTACCAACTGCGAACGCTCGGGTCGTCAGACCTCGTTCGAGGGATGATGGGGATCCATTGTAGCGTCGCATTTCTCCTTATGATCGGGACACATAGATTCTCCCCCAGCTCCGGGCACGAGCTGTCACGAGACACAGAGTATCCAGACGATGGGGTGGCACTCCGGGCAAATCTCAACCAGATGGGTGAGCTCACGAACGGCGAGCAGACGTCGTCGAAACAAGCACTCGTCCGCTACTTCCGTCGTGAGCATCGCGAACGGTTCGACGAAGATCCCCAGCTGTACCGCCGGGCCGCAGCGGCGATCCTCCAACTGAAGAAAGAAGATCCGAAAGACTGGGCACTCTGGTGGGCCCTCATCGAGTGGCTCGACGACGATCACGCCGAATGGATGTCGCACTGTGCGCCGATCCGCTGTCCGACCTCCGGACACGAACTCGACGTTCGGATCTCGGTGTCGGGCCCACAGTACGTCGACCCGCAGCGGCGGCAGGACGGTAAGGCCCGAGATCGTACCGACCTCGTCCGCGACCAAGTTCGTGAGCTCTACGAGGCGGCCTTCGAACCGCTCGATCAGTTGAGCGCACTCTGACCAATGGATGTTTCACAATGAACTCCAGCACGCACACCAGACCGTGGTACTGCTCAGAGCGCGTGACAGACGAGTACAAGTCGACGCTCAGGGACGGTGAAAAGCTTCCCATGCTCAAAACGCTGAAGGTCATTCGAGCTATCATCGTCAACGTCGGCGTGATCGGGATCGCGGGCTACGCTATCGGGCAGGGCGGCGACCCGACTCTCTTAGGTGGGCTCGCTCTCGGCGTGCTCGGTCTGTACAACGGCCTCGAACTCTCTGATTACGCAGCACTCCTACAGGCGTACAAAGAAGTCCAGATCGAGACACGCGATGACGGTGACCGATGACAGTCGAACTGACTCTGACCGAGCTGGCAGCGGTTGTCGGCGTCGCGGTCGGACTGGCGGCGACCGACGCGGCCGCGCTGTCTCGGCTCGGACTCACCGTCGTCTCGAAAAGGATGGGCGTCGAGCCGTCGGAGATCTACGCGTTCTCTGCGGCTGCGGACGACCGTGACCCCGACGATGAGGCTGACGCCTGAAACGTGTCTGGCCTATTTAAAGTATAAATCACAGACGAACGCTGCAGAACGCATTTTCCCATGAGCAAACGAGAACAACGAGTCACGTTGGCATTGAAGTGGCACTACCTCGACCACCTCAATCCCGACGAGATCCAAGAGCGCTTCGAGGAGACAGGCCACGGTTCGTTTGCCAAGTCGACCATCCGACAGTATTTAAACGAGGAGCCAGCCGACGAGGTCGTCGAGATGATCGAGCAGGAGCACGCGAATACGCGGCTCCAGATCGCCGAGCGCGAGGAGCGGATGTTCCAGCGGGCTCGGCAAGCTGAAAACGAGTCGACCACAGACGAGCCGATCAAACGGGTCGTTCCTCAGACGAAGTACTGCAAGCAGAAGCGAGGCGTATTCGAAATGCCGAATTGGGAGATCGTCGATCCTGGAGACGATGACTGGCCTGAGTGGGCCGAAGAAGAAGACGTCATCATCCGATTCACCGATGACTCGGTGATGATCGAACCGGGAGACGAATACCCCGTACGATCGTTTGACGGGTCTCCGAAGTATACGACTGAGTTCGCTGGCCTCGAACGCGCCGTCGACGACCTGCAGCAGCAGGCGATGGCCCGACAGGAGCAGAGTGAGCACCTGGAGGCGAAGGGCGATGCGCTCGGTGTCTACAAGGATCGTGTCGAGCTTGAGGGCTCGCTTGAAACTGAGTCGACACTCACTGTCGACGAGGAGATGAAAGAGATCGGCCGCGAGATCCTCGCCGAACGGTACCGGGGTGATGACAATGAGTGATGCCCTATTGCGAGAGCTCGAACCCGAGGCCCAAGCTGAACAAATCTGGCAGGCGATGGAAGAGCCCGCGACGCAGCGGGAGATCCTCAACCCCTTCGACGGCTGTCCGTGGGATGTCTACTTCAACCGGCTCACCGAGGGCTACATGGACGCCGAGCGAGACCCGCACGTCCCGATCGGCGACGTCCACGTCCACTGGGCTGAGCGATTCGACTCCGACGAGAACATCGGGATGCTCGCCCACCGTGACGCACTGAAGACGACGTTCACGCTCGGTTACCTCATCGCTTGTCTCGAATACATCGACGGCTTCCGGGCCCACTGGATCACGAACACTCAGGGTCAGGCCCACAAGAAGGCCGACACCGAGTTCTGGAAGATGGTCGACCGCAACCCATGGCTGGTCAACCTCAACAGTAATCCCGTCCAGGACACCAAGGAAGTCAAAGAGTGGCCCCACGGATCCAGCCTGCACGCTGGCTGGCTTTTTGGTGCAATTGAAGGCGACCGCTCGCACTTGCTTGTCCTCGACGACGTCATCAAAGAGCGCGGCGACGGTGAGACCGAAAACGTCCTGCAGTGGATCGAAGGCGTCACTGTTCCGATGGTTAAGGACTCGGGGAAGACAGCGGTCGTCGGCACACGGAAGCGGCCGGATGACATCTACTCGCACCTGATTGACCGCGACGCCTACGATTTCACCGAGTACCCGGCGGTCCTCGAAGAGTGGGATCGAGAGTTCGGCGAAGACGACAATTGGATCAATCGTCGACCGCCCGAAGAGCTCTACACTGAAGCCCCAGATCCGTGGAACGACGGCGAAACGATCCATGTGCTCTGGCCGGAAGCTCGTGGGCCCGAGTACCTCGCAAAGAAACGCGAGCAGATGAGTTCCCATCTGTTCTGGCGGGAGTACTGCATGGTGATCCGTGGGGCGTCGGGGAACCTCATCGACGAGGCCGACGTCAACCAGCTGGTCGACCAAGGCGGTTGCTCGATCCGCGGTCGGGAGCCGCCACGGAAGTACCGTGCCGGTGCTGGCGAGGCGATCGTCGTCGGCCACGACCCGGCGCAGAGTCCTACAGGCGACGACGCAGCGTTCCTCGTGCAGCTGCTCCGGCGCTCCGGCGAGCGTGTGCTCCTTGACGCCCGCGCCGAGCAGGGGATGTCCCCGTCGACGATCAAAGCGCAGCTCCAAGAGTACGACCGGCGGTACAACCCGGCGCTGATCGTCATTGAGGACAACGGGATGCAGCAGTACGTTGTCAACGACGCAATCGAGTTCTCGCCAGAGTTGCGAGCGAAGGTCACTGGGATCTCGACATCAGGAAAGAAGCACTCGTGGGAGAACGGTATCCCGCGGCTCCGGAATCTCGTCGAGAATGGCGGCATCCAGTTCTACCGTGGCCATGATGCCACCGAGGACTGGATCCAGGCTGCGCTGTCACTGGAGCTCAACGATGGGCGGCTGACGGGCCACACGCCTGACCTGATCGCGGCGTGGTACATGGCCGAGCAGGGGCTCCGACGCTTCGAGTACGGTCAGGATGACGATGCCGACGACGTCGACGATGAGGACACCAACGGAGTGAGCTATCTGTGACAGATGATACCCCCGACGGCACGACAGACGAGATCGCCCTGTCCGTCTCAACGCTGGGTAACCAGTCGACGATGGACAAGGCCGAAGAGACGACACAGCTGGACGAGCGACGGATCGCGACGGACGTCGGTCGTGGGATCGTCCCACCGTACGATCCGTCCGTGCTCGCATCCTTCCAAGAGCTCAACGAAACACACCAGGCGTGCATCCGCAAGAAGTCACGCTACGAGGCTGGCTACGGCTTCGATATCGTCCCCCATCCAAGTGCGGACGAGCCCGAAACCGGCGAGGGGACGGACCACGAGACCGTCCGTAACTTCTGGTACGGCTCGGACAGTCGATGGCAGATCGGGCCTGAGGGCACAGCCATGTCGACCCCCGAGGAGGTGCTCGAACTCGGTCGACAGGACTACCACGGGATCGGGTGGACGTCACTTGAGGTCCTCGTCGAGGGCGACGGCACGCCAGTCGGGCTCGCACACGTCCCGGCGGCGACAGTGCGTGTCCGGAAAACGGTCGTCGGTGAGAGTGAAGACGGCGAGGAGATCATCGAGAGTGGTCACGGTTACGTCCAGATTCGGCAGGGCCGTCGACGATACTTCGGGGAGGCCGGTGACCGCTACGGCGACGAGAAGCGGTTCGTCGACAAGAAGACTGGCGAGGTCGCGGACGACGCCTCGAAGCTCGACAATGAGCCCGCAAACGAACTGATTTTCCTTCCGAACCCAAGCCCGCTTTCGCTGTACTACGGAGTACCGGACTGGGTCGCAGCCATGCAGACGATGGGTGCCGACCAAGCAGCGAAGGAGTGGAACCACGACGTCTTCGACAACCTCGGAATTCCGTACTACGCTATCCAAGTGACTGGCGGCAAGCTCACCGAGGATTCGAAGGAGGAGCTCCGTGGGCTGATGGATAACCTGAAGGGCAGCCGGTATCGGACGGCGATCCTGGAGGTCGACGAGTTCGAGTTCGAGAACGACAACCCGCTCAACGAGGGCGACCCGCGAGACGTCGAAATCGAGTTGGTCCCCATCGGCTCTCGCGAAGATCTCGACATGGAGTTCCAGGCGTTCCGTGAGCGCAACGAACACGAGATCGCGAAGGTCCACGAAGTGCCGCCGATCCTCATCAACGTGACGTCGACATCGAATCGGGCCAACTCAAAAGAGCAGGTCCGGGAGTTCGCGACCGATGTGATCGCGCCGGAGCAATCGAAGTTCGAGGCGCGGCTCTATTCGATCATCCACCAGACGGCGCTCGAAGTCGACGACTGGACCATCGACTTCGAACTCCACGGTGCTGACCAACCGCAGGAGGAGGCCCGGATGGCCGAGCAGCGCGTCCGGGCGATGCGCCTCGCTGGCGTCGCGACGGTCAATCAGGCACTCGAAGAGCTTGACCTCCCGACACGCGACGACGAGTACGGCGACATGATGCTCCAAGAGTTTGAGGCGGAGTTCGCGACGGACGGCTCCGAAGGCGACGCAGAAGCAATGCTCACACGCTCGAAGGCCGCTCCACCGACTGCGAACAAAATCGGTGAACGAGCCAGCATCGATATCGATGTCGAAAAGGACCCAATCGAGCAGACGACGTTTAGCAGTTCGAACCTCGACGAGGGGCTCTATGACTTCGGCGAGCGCGAGCTGTACCTCTCGTTCCAGCGCCCGGATGGACAAAACTCTCTGTACGTCTACGTCGACGTTCCGGCAACGGTGTGGAGTAGCCTCGTGAACGCGGCCTCAGCGGGCTCGTATCATTACTCCGAGATCCGGATGGAGTACGGCTATCTCGAAATTACGAATAACCACGAGCGGCTCCCGGAGGGCCCCACGCCCGATCCGGGTGACGTCCCTGACGACGTCCCCGACGATCTGTAGTCGACTGTGAGCGGCAGGCGGTTCACCTCTGACAGGGCGACGCGCGGTTCGACTCCGCGCCAGAGGCATTCGCCGGGGACGTCCCGGCACGAGGTGTTGAGATGGTTAGTGACAGCAATAAAGAACGCGGCGAGAAGCGCGGCGTCTTGGGAACTGATCGTGCTAAGGAGCTCGACAAGACAAAAGACGGCGACGCGGACGCCGACAACGATGACGAAGAGGGCTGAAAGATGCCACCCCTGAGTAAGGCGAACCAAACGACACTGCGGAAGCGCGTCGACTTCGTCGCGAAGGACGACGATGCGCAGGTCGCCACCGGGGTCGTGATGGTCCCGGACAAGGTCGACCTTCAAGGTGACTTCGCCCGTGAGGATCTCATCCGCGAGTGGGCCCAGCAGTTCGAAAACTTCCTCGAAGCCGACGAGGGCGACGGTGGGATCATGCACGCGGCATGGCCGTCCGATTGGATGACCCTCGAACGCAACGAGGTCCTCGACGAAGCCGAGGAGATCGGCGGCGAGACCGTCGAGCCTGGTGCGTGGGTCCAGTCGTGGGCGTACAACGATGACGAACTCTGGGAGCTCGTTGCTGACGGCATCCTCGGCGGCCACTCCATCGGCGCGATAGACGTCTCTTGGTCGAGTCCGATCTATCCCGAGGAGATGCCGGACGACGTCGCCCGCGCTGAAGGTTATCCCGACGAGCAGCCGGTCTGGGAACTCCTCGGCGGGCTGATCCGCGAGGTGTCGTCGGTCGACATCCCGGCGGTCCCCGATGCGCAGATCCTCGCGACGAAAGGTGGGGCTGCAAAGCGGCTGGGTGACCACCTCGGCAACCGCGATGCCTTCCTCGGGGAGGCGATGGAACGCGGTCACTCCGAGGAAGACGCCGAGCGCATGTGGAGCGTGCTTCACCGAGCAATCGACGTCGAAGGCGCTGGGGACCCCGGCAAGCAGTCAGCGTTTGAGCGCCTCGGCAAGGCCGTTCGGGACGTACTGACCCTCCGGTCGGACACCACCGAGGAGCGCCCCGACTCGAAGGCGGCCGCTGCGGACCAGGGCGATCCCGTCGACGGTGACGAACAGAGTGGCAAGGACGCTGCCGGTGGCGACACACCGGCCGACGACGGCGGGTCGAAGTCCGCCGATGATGACACCATGACCAACGACGACGAGCCCCCGGAATGGGCTAAGCAGATCCAGGAACAGATCGACGAACAGAGCAAGCGGATCGACGAGGCGCTCGATGAGGATGCCACTGGGAAAGATGCGGACAACGATCCCTTCGACGACGCTCCCGAGTGGGCGAAGTCCCTCAAGGAGGACGTCGACAAGCAGGGCGAGCGCATCGACGAGATCTCGAAGCAGACCGGAACCACCGAGACCCAGCAGCTCGGCGGTACCGAAAAGAACGGTGAGGGCGACGGACTCAGCGACCGGCAGAAGTTCTTCATCCCCGATAGCAAGCAGCCTGCGGCCCGGGGGCGGTGATAATCCATGAGTAGTGAGCACTACGGCGGAATGACGGGTGTGCGAAAGACCAACCAACAAGCGATGAAGGACGTCGCACCGGGCGACCTCTCTGGCGGTGTCATGCCGCGAGATCTGTTCGAGGACTGGTTCCAGCGTGTCCAAGACACGTCCATGCTTCTCAACATGGTCCGAACCGAGGTTCTCCCCCGCCCGAAGATGGAGATCGCCCGGATCGGAGTCGGCGAGCGGATGCGGCGCGGTGCTGGTACTCAAGAGGGAACGAGTGGTGGATCTGCGGAGGTCAACACGGACAAGATCCAGATGGACGCTGAGAAGGGAGTCCTCGACTGGGATCTTCCACGAGAGACCGTCGAAGACACCATCGGGCAGGTCGACGAGATCGTGCTTGACAAGATGAGTTCGCAGTGGTCGGTCGACACGCAGGATCTCGGGATCAACGGCGACACTGCAGACGTATCTGGTGGTGACTCGCAGGCGTTCCTCACGCAGAACGACGGCTGGCTGAAGATTCTTAACGACAGGGCCGACACGAACGTCTATGACCATGCTGGTGGCGCAATCGACACGTCACTGTTCCATGAGGCGCGGTCGGCGCTGCCAAACAAGTTCAAGCGAAGTGCTGAGGTCAACGAACCGGTCTACATGATGAACCTCTCGCAGATCGAAGACTGGGAGTACGACCTCACCCAGCGTGAGGACCCGCTTGGTGCAGCCGTCATCTTCAGCGATGAAGACCTGACGCCGTTCAACTACGACGTCTACGGCTTCGCTGGCTGGCCTGAGGGAACGGCGCTGTTCACCTACCCCGAGAACCTCATCTACGGCATCTGGCGAGAAACCCAAATCGAGGTACTCGACGCGACCGACAAGACCGCCGAGAACGACCTCTTCGCCCGCTACTTCATGCGGACTCGCGACGACTTCCAGGTCGAAGACGAGGAGGGGGCCGTCCTCATCAACAACGTGGCCTGAGGTGATCACTGATGCAACGAGTGCGTTACACGGCTGACGGTGGTCACTACCGAGTCGGTGGGTACGGCTTCGACCCGGGCGATGAGAAGACGGTCGACGAGGATCTCGCCGAGTACCTCGCTGACACTAACGAGTTCGACGTGGTCGACGAGAGTGGCGGCTCCGATACGAACGAGTCGACCGACGAGTCGGAACAGACCGACGATGACAGCGCGGACAATGGCTTTGACATCGCTGGCTTCCTCGACCGCAATGTCGACCCCGTCGTCGATGACGTCCGCGCGGGAGCTGTAGACGAACACCTCGATGACATTGCTGAACAGGCCGACCGCGTGACTGTCAGCGACGCAATTGGCGAGCGCCGAGCTGAACTGGAGGGATAACTCGTGCCGCCGTGGTACGACAGCAGCGTTATTGCTGACTCCAAGGTCTTCGAAGCTGCGGAGACGTCGACTGCGTCGGTCGAACAGTACCACACGCCTGCGGTCTGCGTCTCGCTGGAGGATCTCGGTGGGAGCGCCGATGACACGCTCACTATCGAGATCGTGGGCGACGTCGGGACGTACCAGATTGACGAACGGACGCTTGCTGAAACAGGTAGCTACGTCGTCGAAGTTCCACAGGCCGATACAGTGCGACTGACGAGCGCGAATGGGACGACGATCAGCGCCGAAGCGCGGAACAACCCTCGGTGATCTACCATGCCAACTGGATACTGCTCTGTCGAGGATGTCCGCCACGCGCTCCAAGAGGCTGAGTTTACGGGTGCGGCCGCGGAGGCCGACAATGCCATCGTCGTCAAAGCAATTGCTTCACAGACTGAGCCCCTTGAGAAGGAGCTAAAGCGGCACTGGTATGAGCCAAGTGGCGTCGAAAATGACCCACAAGGGCTCATCCCGATTGCACCAAAGAGTCGTGATGACGAGGAGGATATCCCGACCGGCGGGGCCCACCTTGTCGGTGAGCCTGTGACGCCGAAGACCTACCAGCAGGGGTACACCAAGATCCGTCTCGCCCGGCGTGATGCCAAATCGGTGAGTCAGTTGCTGGTCGCGACCGCTGACGGGTACGAGGACTGGGTCGCAAGCAATGAGTACGACGGCGGGTCGTTCCCGGCCGCGCTCGGGGATGACTACTACCTCCGCGAGAACAACGGTGGCTGGTCGGAGCTGTACCTCAACGCCGATCACTTCCTCGACGAGGACGGCGAGCCCCTCGTCGACTCGTTCGCGAACGCAGTCTACGTGTTCTTCGAATACGGCCACGAAGGACTCCCCGACAACGTTCGGCGCGCTGTCGCCATGCGGGCAGCTGCCCAACTGCTCGCACCTGACGACGATGCCGCGCTTGGGATCCCCGACAACGGCAACCTCGTCGCTCAGGAGAGCAAGGTCAAAGCACTCGAACGACAAGCTGACGAGCTGCTGGAGGTCTACCGATGAAGATCACCGGCGATTTTCAGGGTAATCTCTCGGAAGCACTCGTCGACGCTGCTATCGAGGAACTCATGGCCGACGGTGGACCGGTCGAGCAGGCCATCGAACAGTCTCACGAAATCCTGCGACAGTACGGCCAACGCAACGACTACTCGGTCGACAGCATCATCGAGTCGCTCCAAGAGCCCGAGGTCGAGCGGACGGCCAACGGCTTTCGGATCCGATGGGGCTGGGCAGCCGAGCACGCACCATATTTTGAGTGGGGGACCAGCGACCATGTCGTCGAGGGGGACCCCATCCTCTCGTTCGTGTGGGACAGCGCCGACGCACCAGCGTGGGTCGCCGAAGAGTTCGAGGCCGAGGGCGACGGCTACCGAGTCTTCTTCCCACAAACTGAGCCGTCGGGGCTACCTGAAGCCCGATTCGCCCGTTCAGTTCTTGATTACCTACGGGCAGAGGTGGCGCGATGAGCGCCTCAGAGTCCTACGAATTAGTTGGTTGGCTGATCGATGCTGTGCCAGCCAACTGGCCTGACGGTACTATTCCCGACAAACTCAGCTTTGTCGACCGAGACAACAGTGAGACCTACGACGGCGTCAAGACGTTACGGAGCCGGAAAGGTGAGCTCACCAAGGCTAACTACCTGTCATTCAGCAAAGCCTCGACGACGCCAACGGCTCAGGGGCCGGGATACGATCTCGACCGAGAGGACGTCGTCTCGTGCCGCCTTGAGGGACTTCACACTGATCAGTATGGCCACGTCGACAACGCGGCTGCATTCCAGCAACTGTGGCGCAACATCCGCGACGCGATCTATGCCGACCGGCGTCGACCGGTCGGCGACTATCATACGCTTTTTATAGAGAATATACGCGATGCCTCAGGCGACTACCGCGACTACTTCCGAGTTGACTTTGAGGTGCGGTTCTGGGGCTGCGAGGAACTACCATGACACCGACAAATGAGTTTAACGACGGAGGTATCGAATGACGGGCGGCGGAACGGCGACAGTCGCCCACACAACTGAGCCAGGGTTGCTCGAAGATCCGACCGACCCGACCTACTACCAAGTGGGGAAGGACATCTCGATCAGCGACCTCTCGCTCACGAATGAGCTAGAGCGTGTCCGCGATCCCGACGATCCGCAACCAATCGAGAGCGTGGCACAGAACCTCGAAGGGGCGCTGAACATCAGCTGGACTCTCACTGACGACAACTGGCACGGCCTCGTATTCAACGACAGTGGGACGACGTTCCAGAAAGGGCGGCCCGTCTTCTCGCGCTGGTGGATCGGCGTCGACTACCTCGATGGCATCGCAGAGCGAGTCCTGAAGGGTGCGATCGTCACACAGGTAGACATCGAGTATCAGCAAGGCGGCAAGATGCAGATCTCGATGAACCTTATCTATGCCGACGAGGAACTCAACACAGCGATCACGCCCACTGCTATCGAGAAGAGTACTGACGTGAAGATGTGGCACGACCTCGATCTTACTATCACGAACGTCACCGACGTCGACTGTGAAAAACTCCAGTCGCTCACGCTCTCGATAGACACTGGCGCACGCTTCCAGCGTGGGGGTAGTCGGAAGGCGTGTGATGCCGTTATCGGCACTGTTGATACCTCTTTGACGACAGATGCCATCTTCACTCAGGCAAGCGTCGACCGGCTCGAACTCGCCTATGGATCTACTGGATCAACGTCTCCAGGAGAGTCCATAGACGCTGTCGACGGTACGTTATCGATCATGAACACGGACTACAGCCTCACTGGTGTCAAACCGAACACGGAAAGCTGGGGCGACGTCGTCGATCCCAAGTCCGACACCCAGGACAACACAGAATTCCACGTCTCGGGTGTGGAGGTGGTCGCATAATGCCGCTCGACACTCAAGAGGTCGACTTGGACGAGGAAGCCGAGCGCCTCGAGTCGGAGATCGATGAACTTGCTAAGCAGCTCGCCGAGATCAGTCCAGACAATCCAGCATACGATACGCTGCAGTCGAAAGGGAAACAACTGGACACGCAACTGTCGGGCGTCGAGTGGGGCCGTGAAGAGTGGGATGTCGACCAGATCACGCTCTCGGGGCTCACAGGAGGTGAGTTCGGACGTGTCGAAGACGAACTGTCGGATGCTGCTGCCTCTCGACAACGTCGGGGCGGGCAGCCAGGCGCACGTCGAGTCTACATCGTCGCATATGGGACCGATGATGCACCCTATATTGACGCTGGGATGGATGATGACGAGAAGATCGCTGCCGCTGCGAATCTCCCAGTTGCATATCTCAAGTGGGCCGAGGCACAGATCAACGATCTCTCGACAGTGGGAAACGAGAACGGCAGACAGAGCTTTACGCAGTTGGTCGCGGAGAAGCGCCAAGAGCAAGCTCAGAACTCTACCGAGAGTACCTCATCGGATTAGCGATGTGCCACGGGCACTCACCAGAACAGGCTCGATCCTACCCGATGCGCGATCTTGAACTCATGCACATTGCAGCACTAACGGAGCGTCATCTATGACCGATCTCCCGATCAGCGGTATGCTCGAAGCAACTGTCGACCAGGCGTCGCTGCGGGCAGCCCAACAAGAGATCGAAGACGAGCTCGGAGACCTTTCGGTCGGTGTCGACGCTCGCGCTGGCGGCGGTGGTGGCCGCAGCGGCAACGTGCAGGGCCGGGAGCAGGCAATGGCCCGACGACTCGCGTCCGAAGGCAACGAGATCGCCGAGTCACAGCTCGAAGAACTAGAAATTATCTACGAGAAGGTCGACGAGATTGCTGACTCGCAAGGCGGAGGACTCATCGGTGGCGATGGCGGGATCCTCGGGATGCTCACTGAGGTCGGAGGTGATGCTGCTGGCGAGGTTGGAGGTGCGGGAGCACTGACTGGGGCGGCCGCATCGCTTACCGGCGCAGCGTCAGCACTCACTGGAGCGGCCGCTGCGCTCACTGGATCTGCGGCTGTCGATGGGTTGTCGGAGATCATCGACGGACTCACTGGAGATGGTGACAGCGCGAGATCAGTGAAAAAACCGGAGTGGGTCCCGATGGAGGTCGAAGATGTAGGAGTTCTTGAAGTAGATGAACCTACACTCAGCGTCGACGATCCCTCTCCGCTGGAGGTGAACGACCCGTCACCACTCAGTGTCGTCGACGATCCTCTGCCTGTCGATAGTGAGCCACTCCCCGTGGAATCTATCGATCCCATTGAGATCTCAGTTGGTTTCTCTAGTGGTACTCAAGGCGGGCCACAAGCGCCAACTCCGACGCCGTCCCCTACCGCATCAACGCCCCCGGAAAACAGTGGTCCAGGATTTTTCGAGGCTGTAGGTATGGGTGCCACCGGCGGAATTACTGCTGGTGCTGCTGCTGGTGCAGGAGTAGGGGCGGTTGGTGGGTTTGGCATCGGGGCAGTTCCTGGAGCAGCTATCGGTGCAGGAGGTGGAGCACTTCTTGGCGCTGGTGGTGGAGCACTTGGATACGCGGGTAGTCAGCTCCTTGGAGACAATCCTGGACGGGGCAAAAGTCCAGTAAATCCTTCACAACCTGGGCGGTCACAACCGTCTCGAAGATCGGATTCACCGCAGCAGAATACAACAGTCAACGTCACCGTCGAGCAACAGACAGAGATCTCTGCTGATGGTAAAAAAATCCGGAGAGATATCATGAGAGATACAGAGGCGATGATCGACGATCTCCAGCGCCAACTCGACCGGCTGGAACGAGATATCACCGGTGGACGGTAGTCTTGTTTGCCGATACGTTCAAGAAGATGACCCATCACATGTCGACTAAGATGCAGCAGCCACAGACGACAGCGGCAAAGGACCAATCTGATGCCGAGTCATGGGACATTGGCAGCTCGATCTCCTCGAACGGAATGGTCCAGACGCTAGCGATCATGACTGTCGTCTCGGTAATCGGCTGGTCCGTCCCCGTAAGCCCACTCCAAACACCGCCTCTGGCACTTTCGATGCCTCTCCTGGAGCCGTGGTGGGCACTGCTCACGGCTGGCTATTCCCACATCAACACGGCCCATTTTGCTGCAAATGCGACGATGATCATCGTCTTCGGCGGGTTGGTGTCGCTGTCGACGTCTGCCTTCCGGTTCCATGCGTTCTTTTTGTCGTCGGGCGTGATCACAAGTGCCGCTCAGGTTAGTGCAGCGGCAGCGTTCGGGTCGCCTCTTGCCGTTTTGGGTGCGTCGGGGTCTGCGTTCGCCCTTATGGCGTACGTTCTCGTCGCAAACCCCGTCGGGGACGGCATCTTTTCCATCCTCTCCCGCCGTGGAGTCCTGCTTGTTTCGATCCTCATCGGCGGAGGGTTAACTATCTACTTCTCAAGTCCTGGCTCTGCTCTCGTCTCGCACTTCGTCGGTGCGATCATCGGAGTCGTTGCAGGCCGGTTGCATCTTCTCGCAACTGAGTAGACAGCAGACCACGCTCTGGCAGCGTTACAGCCAATTAACACACATGATGAAACAACACTCTGAGCAACAGCAACCGACAGGTGTGCCGCCGTGAGCCAGCACAGTAAGGCTGTACTCGTCATCGAGAACGGCGACCGGACGGGTATTTTCGAATTCCAATCAGATTTAGAACCTCGGGCAGAAGGTCGACGTTCGTTCCTCCTCGGCGGTAGGGGAGGGGCGATCAATCAACTGCTCTCGCTGCTCGACGAAGAGGGCGATCTCTCCTCGCGGGAGAGTTTCTTTCTGGATGGTGGGTTAGGCAGGCGTGAACTGACGCTGACCGCCACGCTCATCGGTGGCGACACCGCTGATGCCCTGCAGATGGGTGACGGATCGTCGACCGGCGGTGAGCCCACAGAGTGGGATGCGACTGGGGCGCAGCCGATGAGCCAGTGGGCTATTCTCGACCACTGGATCTCCGAGACACGCATCGATTCCGAGAACCCTGCAGAGCTCCATTATGGCGAGTGGAGCGACGGCGAGTACGTCGAAGAGGGTGTCTACGCCCCGCGTAGGTTGGTCATTCTCGAATGGAATGTGGACAAACCCCGGGACGAACCGTCGACTGCCACAGTTACACTGACCTTTGAGAGCGCGGCTGGATTCTCCGAGGCTGCCGAAGCACTCGAAGACGAGGGTCGATAATGACGACATTCAGACTCTACCGCTGTCCGTTCCGTGAGGACGCTCTCTCGGATGGGAGTGAGACCTCGCGGGCTGATCTCGCAAAGCAGGGGCTGCTCGACAGTGGCTCGAACGTCGAAGCCGTGAGCACGTCACCACCGGACGTCGTCCTTGATGCGCAGTATCGTCGACTGTATCCCGAGCGGTATGCGCTCTCGCTGGCCGAGTTGCTCGAATCCCAGACGCTCCAGGAGCTCCCGCTCGCGCCGAAAGCAGACGGGGAGACGTCGGAGTGGGACGGCTACTATTTTGGCTACTTTACTCAAATATCTAAAATTCAGTTTACTACCCATCAGACAGGGTCTGTCAGCTTGGGCCATCCATGGTTGAGGGAATGGTGCTCGGTTCCATGCAGACGACAAATCGGATG